TCGGCGTTTTATGCGGAAGACTAAACCCTACCGCGTAGTGACTAGAACTCACATCGGACTTCTTTAAGGAGAAAACAAAATGGGACGTCCTCTTAAAATAGCAAAAAATTCACCTATGTCTGGAATCTTTTATGATCCAAACAATCAAGGTGCTGTAGCACAATCTGTATTGGTTGACATAGCTTATCCTCCATTTGCTGCACCAACATCAATGGACACAGCAACAGTAGTATTGCCATCACCAGCAACATCACCAGTGCCATTCACGGGCGTGGTAGGTGGTGCTCCGGTTCTTAGTGCACCAAGCGCATCATATCCAGTGGTCAGTTGTCAGGTAAACATTGCACTTCCAAGCGGCTCAGGTCAAGGTGTCGCCACTGGTCGCATCATACGTCAAAAAGGTGCTCATAAATTTTTAGTTGTGAGCAACACAACTGTAAATGATGAAGATGTAGTAGTAAATGCAACTTATATGATTCTAAGCGTGGGCGGAACCAATTGGCAACAAATGGGTGCTCCTGTTGGTGCCGTAGCTGGTACAATTTTTACCTGCACAGCTGCAGTAGCGTCAGCATCAACCGGTACTGCTTTGTTAGTTGGTACTTGCGTACTTACAGACAGCAATACTCCAACAGTGGGCAACATGAGCATTGCCATGGCAGTTGGCGGTGACAGTACAGAAGTGTATATCAGCAAGCTGACCAACAGATTTGCACAAGACTTCAACGGTGGTGCCACAGGCGGTAGTGCCAACACTGGTGATGTTTGGAATGCCGATCAAGTGGTTAACGACATTGAGTATGCGGCCAACTTCTTTACAGATGAAAGCACGTTTGCTAAGTCCGGTGCCGAAGTTGACACATGGGCTAGTTCCAATGGTAGTGACCAACCTGGTAACAATGGTACACTTGAGTTGGCACAGATTGAGAAAATTACTTCGTAATTTTTGTAGTTCCCCTAAAATCCTCACAATAAGTACTGTGGGGATTTTTTTATGACTACAGCATTTGTACTAGGTAACGGCATCAGCAGACGGAACATTGAGCTATCAACTCTATCCTCTTACGGTAAAATTTACGGTTGTAATGCTTTGTATAGAGAATATACGCCAGATGTATTAGTATCTACTGATCGACCAATAGCCACACACATACAAGAATCTGGGTATAGCGCCCATCATAGATTTTATACCCGCAGACCCATACCGGGATTAGGCGCTCAAGCAGTGCCAAAACCATATTTTGGATTTAGCTCTGGCCCTATAGCCACTGGGTTGGCAGCGCAAGATGGACATGTTCACATATATCTGCTGGGTTTTGACATGGGACCTACAGAAAGTAATACCATTAATAACCTGTATGCCGGCACAGAATTCTACAAACGGATGGATGCACCGCCTACTTTTACTGGAAATTGGATCAAACAACTGTGTCGCATTGCAAAAGACCACCCTGTTGTGCAATTTATACGAGTATACGGATCAACCACAGCCCTAATACCAGAGTTCAATGCTGTACCAAATTTTACACACGTTGATCTATCAACCTTCTTAGACCGCATAAATAACAAAAAGGATCTATAGATGTCTACATACAAGAATACCAGTGGTGATTTGACTCTAACCGGCGATGACGGATTTGCCACCCTCACAATCAATTATGCCAACACTGTGTTTAATGGAAGTTTAACCTACACCGGCAATTTAACCACAGTAGACGATTTTATTGTGGTTGCCGCCAACAACACTGGTGCTGTTACCGAAATGGGATTGCTAGGACAAACAGGTCCTACAACTTTTGCTGGATTACGATTTAATTCTGTAGCCAATGCCTGGCAAATCAGCAACAGTGTGTCAAGTTCAGGCGCACCTATTGCCAGTTATGCTAACATTATTACCACCACTAGTGCCGCAGCTGCAGCCGGATCAAACACTCAGATACAGTTTAATGACAGCGGAGCATTTGGAGCAACTGCAAACTTAACTTTTAACACAGCAAACAATCGGTTGTTTTTGTCAGGTTTTCAGGCACTTGCCAATACTGCTACACCAGCCAATGTGGCCAATGCGGTGGCTATTTACAGTAATGCGATTGGTGGTGGCGGGACCGGGTTGTATTTTACCTCAACCAGTGCCAACGACGAACTGGTAAGCAAAGGCAAAGCCATTGTTTACGGAATTATATTTTAAGGAACAATAATGACAATAACAACTCAAGTAATCAGCAACACAGTAGTTGGTAATACGGTTTACACCAGTGGCGGTAACACTGCTATTACCTGGCTCAGTTTGAACAATTGGGGCGCCGCAAATGTGTACGCTAACGTGTTTGTGGTACCCAACAGCGGCAGCGCAACAACCAGCAATCAAATTTTATATGCATTGCCATTGGCTAGTGGTGACACCTACCAACTGTATGCCGCTGGAGAAAAATTATTATTAGGATCTGGAGACTTTATTCAGGTTGTAACCACAGCCAACACAGTAACCGCAGTAACTTCGTATACCTCAATTTAATGGGATATTTTGTAAAAAATCGCCGGTTGCAAAGTGGCAGTTCGGGCGTGGTTTTGCCCACCGGCAGTGCAGCAACTCGTCCAGATAATCCTGCATTTGGCATGATTCGCTACAACACAGATTCGGGACTGGTAGAATTTTTTAACGGCAGTATTTGGTCGTCACTCAGTACAGGTGGAAGTATTACCTACACAGTAGATGATTTTGTCGGCAACGGGGTACAAACAATATTTGCAATGAGTGTGGCAGAAAGCACAGAGACACAATTGATAGTGTTTGTGGGCTCAATATACCAAGATCCAGCGTCGGCCTACACTGTCAACGGCGGATACGATATTACATTTACATCAGCGCCACCCAATACTGTGCCGATCAACGTTATTCACACCACAAGTTAATCAGCTAAATACCCTATACAGGGATAATCTATGGCAGTCAATTATGTAAAAGGACAGATACTATCAAGCAATCTTGAACGAGATGGTATCGATCTGTCTATCAGTAATGCCAATGTGGGTATTAACACTGTTAGCCCTTCATCCACACTTGAAGTAGCAGGTATTTTCACAGTTGGAAACGTGACAATTTCCAACATTGGTAATATTAGTGCTGGCAATGTCAATATCAATAACCTAGCAGAACCAGTGGCCAACACAGATGCTACGACCAAATATTATGTAGACCAAGCAGTAGGCAACGTCAGTGCTGATGTGATAGGTAATGCCATTATATTAGGTACGCCCAGCGCCGGTAATTTGATCAGCAACGCAGTCACACTCACGGCCAACACGTTTGTTACAGACGGCCTAGTACAAATTAACACGGTGTTGGGAAAACTGGTTCCACCAAGCCCGAGCAACTTTCCCGGCGGGCAAACTCTTTCAATTTCTAGCCTTTCTTCTTATAGAATGGCCAACATTGTTCAAACGGACAATACCCCTGGAGCAAATAAATCTGTGGCAGCAGGTACAACAGTAACATCGGTTCGTCGAGCTGCCACCTATGCAACTAACACAATTAGTACAGTAGGGCCTGGTGATTCTGGAACTATTACCGCAGTGCGCAATGGCGCCAATGTAGGTACAGTAACTTTAAACACCAATGCTAGTCCTAGCGCCAATGGCACCTATGGTGGCAATTTGGTTATTACCAACAACTTTGATTATAATTCAGCCAATGCCAACATTGCCGCTGGATTCTGGTATGTATTTTCTGCGGCCATTTCTGGAGCATCTGCACCGCCGGGCTGGAACGAAGTTTATATTGCTGACTCAGCAGTGGCCAACACCAACACTCCAAGTTGGTACTACGACAACAGCAGCCCCAGCACACCAAGTTTTACCAGTACCACAATGACTCCACCGGGGTCAACAACATTATTATATTCTAGCACAATTCCTCACTATACCAATGTCAACCAATTTGCCATTGGAACCACTGTGGCCAATGTGTCTGGGAACACGTACCCAACGTCCAATGTGTTGGCCAGTGGAGCATCAGGCGGAAGTTTTGCTGCTCCGGCCAGTGTAAACTATAATGCCAGCAACATTGGTAGTAATATATTAAACTCCTTCCAGTCGGCCAGCTTTACTACCACTGCCACAGTTACAACTGGATTTGGCGGCAGCGCCACAGGACCACAACTCAGTGTCAACAACAGTTACGCTACAGGCACATTAACACTAACTACAGCACTTGGCAACATAGTATTATATAAATCAGGCAATGCAACTGCTGTTGACGAAGGTAATATTATAGTAACTAGCGTTGGAACCGGCAGCGGAAATGCAGTTCGAATAATCAATCCGGGCACTGGCAATACTCCGCCCTACACAGCCAACGCCGCAACATTTAACAGTCAGTCAAGTACATTACAAACTTATGACGCCACCGTAGTTGGCAGTGGAGTACAGGGCATACTCAAACACGATCAAACAAATTATTCAGCTGGCTATCTGCCAGCTGGTCCCAACCTAAGTGCTGGCCGGTCAGGCACCCAATATTTCACATTTAAATTTGTGCGAACCACAGTGAGTAAATTTGACATTACCTACGCTGGCAATGTAGCTGGTATGTGGGTGGCACTGCCGGGCAGTGTAATAGATTCCAGTTCTGGTGCAAATGGGTGGATTGATATGTCTCAGGCCTATGCAGGCAGTGGATATCCTGGAGTCAATAGTCCGGGCAACGGTAGTGATGGATGTAGCGTAGGCGGAGTGGTGACTTTGAATACCACAGTGGCCAGCACCAGCAAGACTTGCACATTTGGTACAGTATCGAGCTCCAGCACAGCAACTAACGAAATTTATGTTCGTGTAGCATTAAATTCAGGCCAGACAGTAACCGGCCTTTCACTTAAGGCAGCGACTAACTAATGGCCGTCTCAATAGCACAATACGTTGACCTACTGTTTAAAAAACTGCAGGGTGTTGCAAAAACAGCCAACAGCACAGTCAAAAGCGCCAGTAACGAAAGCATTGCTAGTCCTGCTTTCCTGCGCGGCGATATTATTTGGATGGAAAGCAACCAAATTCCGTCTACTGCCCAGGCAGTGTCAAGCATTGCAAACGCTCGAATAAACAGCAATTCAGTACAGTGTGTGGCAGATACCACAGTTCCGCCTGTTGGCGGTATATATCCAACTTGGCTGTCGGGTGTGTCTTATTGGATTCCACAGGAAATGGGTGCCACCTGGCTTCCTAAAGTATATGTAGGGCCTGCCGCAGCTGCTAATATTCAGGCCACTGGCACTCAAATATTTGCCGCAGGCATTGGTGGAGTTGGCGAATATTATTTTGATACACAAGCAGGGGTGCTGAATTTTATTGGCGAAACAATTCCAACAGTGCTGACCGCAGGAAATGTAGTTTATATTTCTGGTTACGAATACGTTGGCGCAATTGGTGTTACTAATCAGCCCGGAAATGTCAACATTGGTAATTTATCAATTTCAAACACCACAATTACTACAGATGGTACCGTTGCCAACATCTTTATACAACCTACCGGGCAAGGCATAGTCAGCATCAATACCACAACGGGTTTGATTTTACCTGTGGGAAACACTGCACAACGCCCTAGCCCGGCATCAACAGGAACCACAAGATTTAACAGTACCACCAATCTAATAGAAGTCTACAACGGCAATGCCTGGTCCTCTACCAGCGAGGCAGTCACTAACCAAGTACTGTATGGTGACGGATCAACCGAAACATTTACCTTGGATCGTAGTACTACCACGGCTGCGGTTTTGGTTATATTAAATGGTATCACACAGGTGCCAGTCCAGGCCTATTCTATGGTTCCTAGCCCCGGTGCAAACTTGGTGTTTACAGAAGCTCCAGAAACAAGCGATGTGATTGACATTAGATTCTTGTAAAATCATGGTCAAATTAACGTTTTTTTTGTTGTGAAATAAATACTATACCCATCAATAGGCCACTGCCGCCTACTCAGCAACACGTTCGCTCCAGAGCAAATACCTCCAAAAATTTGTTTGTAATACCCAAAATATCCAGGCCCTGGTAAATAAGTCATAGCCTGTGAATAGTTACGGCTAAGAAGATTTTGATTTGTTGACAAGACCAAGATAAGTTGGGGCAACAAATAAGTAGCAACGAAGTCAACTGGAGACCAAAATGGCCGTCACAAGAATTAATAATAATCAAATTACCGATGCGAGCGCAGGTAACGTATATCTTGGTATTAATGCCAATACCAAACTGCAAAATTTCTCAATTACGTCCAATAAAATTGCCAACAATTTAACATATGGTAGTGATTTAACAGTTAGTGGCAACCTCACAGTCAACGGTACCAGTACGGCGATTGACACCACAATTACCACCATTGAAGATCCGGTCATTGTACTGGCCAGCACACAAACCGGTGCTCCAGCGGTAGACATTGGTTTTATTGGTGAACGCGGCACGGCAAATAACATTGCGTTTGTGTGGAACGAAGCCAATTCAGAATTTGTAACAGCATTTACTAGCACTAGTGAAACCAACACAGTTATCAGCATAATTGGTTATGCTAATTTGCATGTCAATAATTTAGAAGTAGGCGGAACTACCAGTCTAGCTGGTAACGTAATAGGCGCCGCAAACTTTACAAACAACATAACTGGCGGTAATTTATTCACAGCTGGCAACGTAAGTGCCACCGGCAACATGATAGCCGCTAATTTTATTGGTAACATTCAAGGAAACGTTAGTGCAGCTGGAGCAAACACTCAAGTGTTGTTTAACGACGGCAACATAGCAAATGCCACAAGTGGATTTACATTTGACAAAACTGCAAATTTAGTTACCGTAGGCGGTAACGTTAATGCACAAAATTTCAATGGCAATGTGTTTGGCACTTCAGTTAGTGCAAGTGGTACTGTAACTGCTGCAAGTACCGTGGGTGGTGTAATCACTGGATCAAGTTCCAGCGTCACTGGCACACAAACTGCCGCCAGTACAGTGGGTGGTGTGATCACTGGATCAAGTGTCAGTGTCACTGGCGGTGTAGACGCAGCCAGTGTGGCAGGTGGTGTAATCACAGGAACCAGTGTGTCAGTTACGGGTGGTGTAACAGCCGCATCAGTTGCAGGCGGAGTAATTAGCGGCACAAGTACAAGTGTAACAGGTGCACAAACTGCTGCCTCAACAGTGGGTGGTGTAATTACAGGCTCAAGTGTCAGTGTCACTGCTAACGTTACCGGCGGCAATTTAGTTTCAAACACAGTTACAAATGCTACAGCAATGACTGTCAGTACAAACGCCGGCAATATTAACATAGAACCCGCCGGCAATATTGTGATCAACAACACCTACATCAATGGTTTGCAATTGACTCCGGTACAAGATGCTGATGCAGCTTCTAAATACTATGTTGATACTATTGCAACCACAGGTATAACCATACACGAAGCAGTTTTTGCAGCCACCATATCTAACTTGGCTGTAGCCACAGGTGGCACAATTACGTATGCTCAACCCAATGGTGTGGCCAATGGTGTTGGCGCAACACTGACCACAACTGGCACATATACTACAATTGATACGGCCAACGTTCAAACTGTGGGCACACGTATCTTGGTCAAAGATCAGGCCAATGCTGTGCAAAATGGTGTGTATGTGTATTCCAATGCTACGGTGATTACACGAAGCACTGACACAGACCAATACGGCTCTGATGCTGCTAATGCTTTCAGTATCAACGACTACTTCTTTACAACCAACGGAAATGTCAATGCTGGTACAGCGTTTATTGTAAACGAACCCGCCGGTGTCATTACATTTGGTACCAGCAACATTGGGTTTGGTATCTTTAGTCAAAGTCAAGTTTACTCAGCCAACACTTCAGCTGGTCTAAGTTTAACAGGCACAGTATTTTCAGCCAAGGTTGACAACAACACCACAGCCTTCGACGGACTAGGCAACATCAGTGTCAAAGCCGGAGCAAATCTTACAACACCTAATATTGGTGCTGCAACAGGTACAAGTTTAAGTGTTACTGGTACAGTAACAGCCGCAAGTACTGTTGGTGGTGTTATTACCGGATCAAGTGCTAGTATCACTGGCAACGTAACTGGTGGAAATATTTTAACTAGTGGATCTGGTGGAGCAATTTCAGGCACAGGTAATATCACCGGTGGAAATATTTTAACAGCCGGCAATGTAAGTGCCACTGGCAACGTGATAGCCGCTTGGTTAATTGGTAACATCCAAGGTAACCTCAGTGCAGCCGGTGCTAACACCAACGTTCTGTTCAATGATAATGGAGTAGCCAATGCCACTTCGGGATTTGCTTTTAACAAAGCATCAAACACAGTTACAGTTGGTGCCAACGTTGATGCACAGAATTTCAATGGCAATGTGTTTGGCACTTCAGTCAGCGCAAGTGGTACTATCACAGCGGCTAGTACAGTAGGTGGTGTTATTACTGGATCAAGTGTCAGTGTCACTGGCACAGCTACAGCTGCCAGTACAGTGGGTGGTGTAATTACTGGGTCAAGTGTTAGTGTAACCGGTGATGTCAGCGCAAGCAACCTAAGCATCAGCGGCGGCAACATAGACAGTTCAGCTGCTGCAATCACAGTCAACGGCACCAGTGCAGACGTAAACTTTGCTGTCAACGGCGACACAACAACAGTGTTCTTTGTTGATGCAGGAACAGGCACAGCCAGTTTTGGATCATCTACACAGACAACCAACGCTATTGTAGCATTTAATTCAACTAATAGTATTTTAACACCAGTTGGTAATACTGCACAACGTCCTGCTGCAGGTGTAACAGGCATGATACGTTTCAACACAACCAATAACGCAGTTGAAGTGTATGACAATACTCAATGGACCTCGGTGGGTGTTCAAACATTTACAGTCATTGCTGATCAACAGTTCAACGGTGATGGTGTAAATGTAGCCTTTACCCTAAGCTCAACACAAACAACCAACAGTTGTATTGTCAGTATCAACGGTGTGGTGCAGATTCCAACATTAGCGTATGCAGTGGCAGGCACCAACCCAACTTGTGTATTGACATTTACAGAAGCACCGTCAGTTGGTGACGTGATTGATGTACGCCAGCTTACCACAACTACTTCGGTGACCAGTATTGCCAACAGTAGTGGAAATGCTGTAGTAGCACCAAGTGAGACTGCTGCACAGGTCAATGTCACTGGCGACCTTAGTGTTAGCGGAAGTATTCTGGGTGGAAACATCAACAGTACTGCTATCACTAGTGGTAACTCAAACATGTCAATTGTTACCAGCGGTGGCAACATCCGTGGTAACGTGGCCGGTACAACTGTAATGACTATTAGCCCAGGCTTGGTAGACATTGTGGGCAACTTGACTGTGTCTGGTAATGCTACACTTAGTGGTAACATCCTAGGCGATCGTATTCAAAACGGCACAACTAGCTTTGACATCCAGACTGCTAGCGGCAATGCTAACATCAACATAGGCGGCACAGGTAACTTGGCAGTGTTTTCTCCAGGTGTCTTGAACATGACTGGTAATATTATACCAACTGCCAACATTACATATGACCTAGGCACAAACACAAACCGCTGGAAAGATATATGGTTGAGCAACAGCACAATTTATTTGGGTAACAGTCAAATTAGTGCCAATGCCACATCGCTAATACTTACAAACCCATCGGGTGGCCAAACTGTGTTAGCTGGTGCTACAGCAGGCATCACAGGTGCCACAGTTAGTGTGACTGGTAATATAGATGGCGGTAACTTGAGAACAGGTGGATTGATTTCAGCAACCGGCAATATTACAGGTGGTAACGTCAACGCTGGACTAACTGGCAACGTTTCAGCCGGTAACCTGATAGTTTATGGTGACATTGTTGATACAGGTGCACTTAATATCATTACTGGCAGCAATGGTAATATTGCATTGGTACCAAATGGCACTGGTATTGTTACAGCATCAGGTGCGGTAAGTGCGGTTGGCAACATCACAGGTGGTAACTTGTCAGTTGGTACAGGCACAGTAACACTTGGCAACATAGTCAATGCCAACGGTAACGGCGTAGGTAACATTGGTAGTAGTAGCCTATACTTCAACACAGTATTTGCCAAAGCAACTTCAGCACAATACGCTGACTTGGCAGAGAAATACACAGCTGACGCTGAGTATGTTCCTGGTACAGTGGTTGCGTTTGGTGGTACACATGAAGTTACACTCAGTACACAAGATGCAGATCGTCGTGTAGCAGGTGTGATATCAACTAACCCAAGTTACATCATGAACGGTGGACTTGAAGGTGTCAACATAGCAACAGTAGCTTTGACTGGTCGTGTACCAACTAAGGTAACTGGCACAGTGGCCAAAGGTGACTTGATGGTTTCCAATGGTGATGGTACAGCACGTGCCGAAGCAGATCCACGTGCAGGTGCAATTATTGGTAAGGCCTTGGAAGACAGTGAAGGCAACGCAGTTATCGAAGTGGTAGTTGGTCGCTTCTAAACAGGTAACACTGTAACAGATAGGGTCTCCGGGCCCTATCTTTTTATTGCAAAGTAGAACATTATGACAGTATCAATAGGTGCAGGATGGAGCATAGGCGCAGGTTGGGCGATAGATGGTGGTCCCACTATTGTCACGGCCACTGGCCAAAACGTTGGCGGCAGCCCTAGCACTCAAGGACTTTTCTTTGCTGTGTTAAACAGGGGCATACCGGGTTGGGATTACTTTGCAGCCAATGGCAACAACGGAAATTGGACAGCCACCGGTGATTTTGGTAGTGGTACTGCCACTGTTCCAGTACTCAGTGTTCCACAAGATGCTGACTCGGTTTACCCAATAGTAAGCGGCGGATTATTCCAGCCTGGATTATCTTATACTTTTGAGGGATATTAGGGAATAATGTATCTGCTCAAAAGAGGACTCATTGAGTCCTATTTTTTTGACTAAATATTAGTCATTACGGGAACCACAATGGGCTTAACTAAACCGCGTGCCGCGCAGATATTCAACTTAGATTACAAACAATCCACGCGAGTAGTTACAGCCACCAACATTACCTTGAGTGGTGGAGCCCCTAGTTTAGTCGATGGAGTTACCTTGAGCCTGGGTGATCGTGTGTTGGTCACCGGCCAGACTACAGGCACCCAAAATGGATTATATTATGTAACTACATTAGGTTCTGGCGCCAACGGTACCTGGGCTAGAACTAGTGACGGCAACGAAAACGGTGAAATTGAAGCCGGCATGATTGTGATGGTTACCGAAGGTGTGATTTATGCTGACACACAGTGGAAACTGATCACCGACGATCCTATAGTGATCAACACCACGGCCCTGACATTTACACAAAACTACATGGCCAACAGCATTAGCAGTGGAAGCAGTAATGTGGTAGTCAACTCAAATGCCAATGTCACAATAAGTAGTGCAGGTACAGCTAATGTTCTAACAGTCAGTAACACTGGTACTTTTGTGTCTGGATTGTTAAGTGTTACTGGTAATATTACTTCGGGCAATGTAAGTGCTACTAGTATCACTGGTACACTGGCCACAGCAAGTCAAACAAATATCACCGGCGTTGGTAATATCACTGCAGGCACTTGGTCAGCTAATGCGGTGGGCATTGCTCACGGAGGTACAGGGGCTACAACTGCGGCTGAGGCATTTGCTGATTTAACTGCATTAACTTTAACTACTGCCAGTGCTACACCTTTAGTCTTAACTAACACAAGCACTTATCAGCAACAAATTATTGGCTCTACAACTCAAACTATTACCTTGCCTAGCACGGCAACTTTAGCCGTTGGATGGAGTTTTTTAATTACCAATGGAACAGGTTTTACAGTAACAGTGCAAACATCTACTGGTGCCACGGTTTATACAAACGCAAATATTGGTTCATATCGAGTTTGGGTAATATCAACCGCAAATAACAATGCCGCCTCTTGGAGTGTTGGTGTAGATTTATTTTCATTTGAAACAGGCACAGGTAGCGTGGTGAGGGCCTTGTCACCAGTTTTAACAACTCCAAACATTGGAGCCGCAATTGGTACCAGCATAAGTGTTACCGGCAACATCAATAGTGGCAATTTAAGAACCGTTGGACAAGTTAGTGCCACAGGCAATGTCACTGCAAATTACATATTAGGTAACGGAGCTTTGCTCACTGGGGTTATTACCAGTGTGGCCAATATCAACAATGGCACGTCAAATGTCACGGTAGTCAGTTCAGGTGGAAATGTCACAGTTGGAGTTGGCGGCACAGGTAATGTAGCAGTGTTTAGCACCAGTGGATTAGATGTAACAGGTAGAGTCAGTGCCACTGGCAATATTACTGGCAGTAATATCCTGGGCAACGGGTTTGGACTTACCGGTATTAACACATTTAGCAATGTCACAGTTACCGGCGGCAACAGTGCTGTGGCTGACGGCATAGCTGATACCCTAACTTTAACAGCTGGTACCGGTATCAGTATTGTGGTTGATCCCGCCACAGACACCATAACCATTGGTGCTCAGGCTGGCAGTGAAGTCTTTGTGGACGGCGCAGATTTTGGAACAGTAACCGAACCAGTCACATTATCAGATGATCTAGGCCTTGTGACCGATGCTGTAGATAGTGAAGCAGATCTTGGCACGCTGGTTACGTCAGGATTAATCTACCCAGATCAGTTTGTTTTGCCCAGTTATACCACTAGTACGTTGCCCAGTGCAGCAGTTGCTGGAGCCATGATATATGTGACCAACGAAACCGGTGGGCCAGTACCGGCCTTTGCTGACGGTACAAATTGGCGCAGAGTAACAGATCGTGCAATAGTAACATAAATAGCATATAGGAAATTAAAATGGCCTCACAAGTACAATACAGACGCGGAACCAATGCACAAAATTTAGCATTTACTGGCGCATTAGCTGAAATCACGGTGGACACCACCAACGGAACCTTGCGGGTGCATGATGCTATCACACCTGGCGGCAGTAACATTGCCACAGTAAGTTACGTAACAGCCCAGATTTCGTCTTTAAGTGCCAACTCAATTACCAACGGAACAAGTAGTGTGGCAGTGATTGCCAGTGGTGGAAATATTCGTGCCAACGTGGGCGGCAGCACAATTACAAACACCTATTCAAGTGGATTGGCAGTTACTGGATTAATCAGTGCCACTGGCGCTGTAACTGCCGCAAGTGTAGTTGGTGGTGTAATGACCGGTTCAAGCACTAGTGTTACTGGCACTACAACAGCCGCAAGTGTAGTTGGTGGAGTCATAACCGGATCAAGCACTAGTGTTACTGGCACTACAACAGCCGCAAGTGTAGTCGGCGGCGTAATGACTGGCAGTAGTGTTAGTGTAACTGGTGCTATCACAGGCGCCACAGTAAGTGCCAGTGGCAACGTATCTGGTGGAAATATCCTAACAGGTGGATTGATTTCAGCAACCGGCAATATTACAGGTGGTAACGTCAACGCTGGACTAACTGGCAACGTTTCAGCTGGTAACCTGATAGTTTATGGTAACATTGTTGATACAGGGCCATTGACCATTATTACAACCAGCAATGGTAATATCACATTGTCGCCTAACGGTACTGGAAATATCAATACTGGTGCTAATATCATGCCAACAGCCAATGCCACAGCCAACATTGGCAGTGCCACATTGAGCTATAATACCATATTTGCCAAAGCAACTTCGGCACAATACGCTGACTTGGCAGAGATGTATTGTGCCGATGCAGAATACACTCCTGGTACTGTGCTTGAATTTGGAGGAACTGAAGAAGTTACTGCTACAGTAACTTCACACAGTACTCGGGTAGCCGGTATTGTGAGTACAAATCCCAGCTACCTGATGAACAGCACACTTACTTGCGTTAATGCTGTACAAGTGGCCTTGGTTGGGCGAGTTCCATGTTATGTGGTTGGCACCATTGCCAAGGGTGATCGATTAGTTGCTAGTTCAACACCTGGCGTTGCCACACGGTTAGACATGTCACAATATCAACCTGGGTGTATTATTGGCAAAGCCTTAGAAGCATACGACTCTGAAACAGTGGGCACAATCGAAATAGCAGTAGGCAGGATTTAATGGATGCCAGATATCGAACTGACTATCTTGGTGAGTTTGTAATCCTTGAGACCAAGTGGTCCGGTGGTAAAAAATCTGAAACTCGCGAATGGATTGATAATCCAATTGTCAACCATCATCTCAGTGGACGTGCGGCCTGTATTGGTAGTGCCTTAGACCGCGCACATTTTAATTACACTATACTACAACGCCATCGCGGCGGATTGTTGGGCAGCAAAAAATTACAGACCTATGGCACCGGCAATATTGCTCAACAAATGCGTCTGGACTTTGCGGTAGAAACTAACGCTGATAATCTACTTAAAATTTTAGAAACTGGCTATCAAACCAACAACATTGTGTACACCAGTCCACGCTATTGTATTACTCATCCAGGAGAATTTTATCTAATTCCTTTGCGACCCAGAATAGTTGACCTAGCTACCGTGGTATATCTTGCGGCATTTGACGGTCACAAAGAAATATTCATGCTGGGCTACACAGATGAAACCGCAGGTGGACACAATGAGTGGGTTCAACAAATTGCCAACATATTTGCCGCATACACAGGCACTAAATTTTATCTAGTTGGAGAATCCACTCGCATGCCCGATGATTGGGTCAATTGTGCCAACACACAGACTATGACCTATCGAGACTTTATTGGTTACTGCGACGTTTGAACGGTAGATTCAATAGTTAAAATTTTGTTTTGTACTGCTTCAAAATTCACAGTGCTCCATAGGCCTGGGTGCATTGGACGAGGCCAAGTGCCCGAGTCAATCCAGGCATAGCCTATATGTTCATCGTTTAACGTGGGTTGGAATTCATAGTCAACAATACAGAAAAAAGTGTGATACTCAAATCCTGCGTCTGAAGTAGTAAACTTTTCTAATGGAATCATCCTAAAATATTCAGGAACAAATCCTATTTCTTCTGTGCATTCACGATTCATAGCAGCTAACAAGGTTTCGCCAGCTTCTACTTTTCCACCAGGCAATCCCCAAGCTCCAGGATGTTTTGGGTCGTTACGCATGAGATATAGATATCGTCTAGTGTTGATTGCGTAAAACCAAACACCTACTGCTGTTACAATACCAGTGTCCATTGTCCTCCTGGATATAACCCTTGATAACTTTTGACCCATGTTGTACCAGTCCAGCGATATTGTAGTTCTGTGGTGATGTTGGTTACGTACTGCATGTTTGCAGGACTGCTGGCGCTGTCAAACACCACAGCCCAACGATCGCCATCGTATTCCACAATGTCATTGGCATGTGCTACTAACGGTTGTCCGTCTGTACCAGACCAAGAATCTGGGTTGGTTAGTCCTGGATTTGCATATGATCCTGTAGCCTGTGTAAACAAGTACCTTTGCCCTAGTGCAGCCACAGCAAGTCCTGCCCCAGGTCCGCTAGCAATGGGATCAATAACAGCATTAATTGGGTCTAGCGTGTTTGGGGGCACAGTGCCAGCATTTACAGTGAACAATAAAAATCTATCATCAGTAGGATCGTAGGCCACAGTGCCGGTTACGTCTGTACCATCTGGTTGTTCTAATGTGACGTAGCTAATACCGGGGCGCAATGCGCCATATAAGTTAACCACACTGTGCCACAACAGATTACTGTCAGGACTATCTGGTGGAACTAAACTGGCATTTGATTCATCAATAACCTGTTGCTGGCGTAATGCCTGCAATTTGTTGTCAATCAACAACACCTGGTAACCGTAGGGTGTAAATCGTTGTCTTGTGCCCAGTAACAAATCACTGTCGGTTAAGGCATTGGTAAGATCACCTTGAGCATCGTACACACTGGCAATGATGCGTTCAATAACACCCAGTTTCTTGACCTTGGCCGGCGGCGTAATCCACATAGGCAAGGTAAACGATAAAGTAGCAACATCAATGGGATTGTCTGCGTTAACAGGAATAGTTCTGCTAGACCAACGCACATCCTTGAGATACAGCACAGTCAAACTGGTCCAATCGATATAGTTGTCGGTGCTTTGTATTTCCAATCCAGGATTAAACAAAGTTAGAATCTGTTCCAACAACTGCATTTTTTGATTGGTATTTGATGTCCAAATGTCAAGATTTATAGTCATCTCGTAAGGTACAGGCATGGCACGTTCAATAGTAAACGCATTGCCCTGTGTAGTTTCATATGTGTCTGTGGCCGTATCGTAGGTTCGTTGGCGCACTGCTATGTTGTTTACAAAGTACGGTTCCTGCATTCTTGGCCGATCATATTTTAAATCTGTAATATAAAATGTCATCAACGGCGTTGCTGGCATATCATTGGCTGAATTGTTCTGTAAAATAGTTTGAGCTTGACGACTAGCATCACCATAGCGTACTGGCACACGTATCAATGTATCCGCTTCACTTCCAGGACCTTGCCCAGCTTGATTGGCACCGTATTCAACGTCAAAGTTGCTGAACACTCTAGCAAACTGTAGTAAAAAACGACGTAATTGTTGATCGTAGAAAAATTGTGCCATTAGCGTCCTGGTGGTCTTGGGTTGGCCGGTGTGATATTACCACCTTGATTGCCGTTGTCGGGCTGTGGTTCCAATATCTCACTAAGACTCTGCCGACTAGGAATGTTGCCTTGATCTGTAGTAGGTACTGTATAGGTGTTGTTTACAAAACTGGATCTCTGGGTAAGTGATTGCGTTGCGTAGTCAAGATCAGTGCGTACATTGTCTGTGATGGCCACCCAGACTCGTCCGTCGTACCTGAACAAACGATTGGGGAAATAGTCTAAGCGTAAACAATAATTACCTAGTACTGGATTTGGTGGAAATGCCACTCCGGGTGTAACTGGTAAGCCATTAGGAGCATGAGTAGACCCTGTCAAGTAACCTTGGACATAGCCAAACCCTTTGGGACTAATACCCTCGCCTGTTTGTGTGCCATCTACTGTAGGAAACGTGTCATCGGCGGTGAGACCAGCTGAGCTAGGCTCATCATTGGGCCCGGTAGGCAAAATATAAAATTTAACATTGTCATAGCCCGACAAGGGCACATCCTGATAGGCCTGGGTAAGTATGGCATCGTTGATGGCCAAATCCTTAGGTCTAGTACTTTGTTTGTCGCCCACTGTGTCAGGATTGGTAATGATAGTCCAGTATGCAGTGTTGGTAATATCAGTACCAGCCGGTACATTTTGTGAAGCCTGATAATAAGTGTTGCCGTAGTTGACAATGGTACCAGCTGGATAAAAATTTCCATTATCCCAAATATTTTCTGGCATGAACGGTTGGTCGATGATCTGGCTGTACTCTTGAGCATTGACCATGGGGGTGGCCTTGATACGCCACAGGTGCGGCAACCAAGTAACACTGAATCCTTCTGATGCAAAGTTGGCGTCCTGTATTACATAGTAGCGTGGTAAACTCTTGACCAGGGTATTGTCCAAGGGATGATAATCTGTTAGATTTGGTACTTCAATTACATCACCACTCATGAGCTTGCGACCAAACGTGTCAATCATGTCGTTGTAGTGAAAGGTAACAAACAAGGTATCGTTGTTTAAAAACAAACCAAATTGTGTTAAATCAAAATCTACGTCTTGTGTGCGATACACACCACGCATGACAAAAACGTCAGGTGCATAAACTCTATCACGGTTTTCCAACAGCAACAAATCCTCGATAAACAAAGGATTGGTACTGTTGTAGTTCGGAATAGTAGCGTCATTATTGCCGTTGTCTGTACCGGCGCCCTGCGGGCCCAGATACTTGTGGACGTAGATATCAAGTCCGCCAACTGTGTACATTTCGGATATGGTACGATCCAAAAACTGGTAATCATTGGTTCTATTAGGGCGATAGAGCGATAAGCGTGGCATAGTCGTGTATTTAGCGGTTAGATTGACTATGAATTCAAAAGCCAGTATAATTACAAAATGGACGAGTTATTTCAAAGATTAGATCGGGCTGAAAAGCAGATTGCTACAGTTAAAAACAAGATAGCTCGCCGCGATCTGCTTAAAATGACACGGGCAGTGGATCAAGCTATTGTGGCCGCAGATATGGAAAGTGTAGAATGTCGTAGATTGCACAAAGAAACACCGCGTTACCGTGAGTTGGTAAAACAAGTAGCCGATCTGTTAACCAATTTAGAACAACATATAACCTTTGCTAGTTTACTTGGTTGACCTTACCCAAACTTTACTATACAATAAAGACTATGGCTAAATCAAACGAAATCAAAAGACTAAACCCCAAGGGTGCTGAAACCAAATATGTGGGTTTTGAACCTGAGTGGAAATTCCAACCCGATGAAACAAATCGCATCAGCAGTCTTGCCAATGCGTTTCAGTGGTACAACTATCACTACGGTAAAAAAGATGCTAAGGAAATGTTGTGCCATTATTTAGAGCACAACGGTCGCAAAGTGGACGCCAAGACCATGCGTGGCATTCCAGACAGTCAAATTCGTCTTACACCAGCATGGGTATGTCGTATGACATTATTAGGTCTTGTGCTCAACGAACACGAGCAAAGTATTGTTGACGAACAAATTCGTGCCATGCTCAAATCTAAACAAGAAGTCAAACGAGCACAAAGTGAAGTAGATGCTGACACGGCTGTGGCAAAGCTCACAATACAAGATCATCTGCGCGAAAAAGTCTCAGAGTGCTGTGGTGAACTTGAAGGCATGTTTGATGATTTTGTAGTAACCGGCGCAAAGATGAGTGCAGATTTTAGTCCAATCAAACTCATGCGTGGCATGAACATCAGTCCCAACATGATTGGGACTGTGTCGGCTGTTTGGGAATTGCGCCTGGCCGAATTCAACGAAGTGTTAGAAGGTGCCGACGCTGACCTAGTAGAAGGCTACAGCCACCTTACAAAAATACAACTTCGTAATTGTGTAAAATTTTGCGAAACTGTGATCAACGACTGCAACAGTTATGTCCAGCTTAAAAAAGTAGAACGCAAACCACGTGCCAAGAAAGCGGTAAGTGCAGAAAAATTAAGTCGTAAATTTAAATTCCTACGAGAGTTCGATGAGCTTAAACTTAAAAGTGAACCAGTTACTAAACTGGTTGGTGCCAGCGAAGCCTGGTTGTATGACACGTCTAAACGCCGATTGATTCATGTTATGGCCGACAGTCACATTGGTACATTTACTGTAAAAGGCAGTGCTATTGTAGGGTTTGACGCATTGACCACAGTACAAAAAACACTCCGCAAACCAGCTGAGCAAATCAAAGCAGTCACAGGTGGTGGAAAACCAGCGGCCCGCAAGGCATTTGGAGAAATCAAAGCCACAGAAACTAAATTTAACGGCCGCGGCAACGACAACTTGATCATACTTTGGGCTTGGTAAACTACTAAATACAGGGAACACGGAGCTCCCTTACATGGCCTTAGAAAATCAATCCAGCTTAGATACATTAAAACAAAATCTTATCGATTATGTACGTCTACAACTAGGCGATCAAATTGTTGATATTGAGCTGGATGCCGAGCACTACGAAGCGGCTTATCAACGTACCATTGGCGTATATCGCCAACGAGCACAAAACGCCTATGAAGAAAGTTACATCTTCATGGAGCTGGTTACTAATGTCAATATCTACGACATGCCACAAGAAGTACAAACAGTGCGCCAGATTTTCCGTAGAACGTTTGGCGACTCAACTGGACCATTTGCAAGTAACTTTGATCCATTCAGTCAAGCCAGCATGAACGTGTATCTCATGAACTTCAATGTGGCTGGCGGTCTTGCTACCTATGACTTTTACAGTCAGTATGTGGAATTGGCTGGACGCATGTTTGGCGCCTACATGAACTACACATTTAATCCAGTCACAAAGAAACTGCAACTGATCCGCGACCCAAAAGGCACAGGCGAAGCAGTACTACTCTGGTGTTACAATCTCAAACCAGAATTCAATCTCCTAAGCGATTTCCAAATTGTACAATGGATCCGCGACTACATGACTGCCAATTGTAAATTGATCATTGGTGAGGCACGTGAAAAGTTTGGAACCATTGCTGGCCCACAAGGCGGCGGAACTTTAAACGGTGCAGCCATGAAAACTGAAGCACAAGTGTCTATGGATAAATTGGTTGAAGAACTCAAGAACTATGTTGACGGTAGTCAGCCACTCAGCTGGGTAATCGGCTAACGCTCTCTAGACTTTGTCCAAAAATCATGCTATAATCTTAGCATGAGCACATCACTAATGATCGACATTGAAGGACTAGGCACTGGTCCTGATGCCACTATTTTGACCATTGCAGCTCAGAGCTTTGACCCGTTTGGGTTGGGTTATTACGACCGACAATACTATGCCCGCATCACCCTTGAAAGTCAAGAAGACAGAACTATACAACAAGACACTATCGACTGGTGGGCCACTCAACCTGAAGCACAAGCCGAAGCATTTATGGAGGAAGGTCGTATAGATTTAAATCAGGCTCTAGATAGCCTGTACAAGCTGGCCTGGCAACACAAGTTTATCTGGGCCAACGGTCCTACCTATGATATGAACATTCTTGAACATGCTTACAAGAGCTATGGCAAAGCATTGCCATGGCAGTTTTACAATGTGCGTGATGCAAGAACTATCTACAGCTTATGGCCCGAATTGCCTAAGCCCGCCACCAGCCATCATGCTTTAGAAGATTGTCGTCGACAAATTGACATGTTACAGGCCACATTACGGCACCTGAATGTAAAGGAATTGAGATGATTATTGGTATTTGTGGATTGATTGGAAGTGGTAAAGATACCATAGCAGACTACCTACAAAATATTCATCAGTTCCGTAGAGAAAGTTTTGCTCACACACTCAAAGATGCAGTTGCCTGCGTGTTTGGATGGGACCGTGAGCTAATCGAAGGACGCACTAGAGAAAGTCGTGAGTGGCGTGAACAAGTGGATCCATGGTGGTCAGAACGTTTGAACATGCCGCATTTGACTCCCCGCTATGTGTTACAAGTATGGGGTACAGAAGTTGCCCGCAGAAGCTTTCACGACGATATCTGGATTGCCAGCCTAGAAAACAAACTACGTAAAACACAAGATGATGTAGTGATTAGCGACTGTCGTTTTCCTAATGAAATTCGAGCAATCCGTAATGCTGGCGGCGTAGTTATTCGCGTTACCCGTGGTCCAGAGCCTGTTTGGTATGAGCTAGCTGAAACGGTAAATCGTGGTCAGGATAAAAATATTAACTGGCGCCTGAGCAAAAATCAGCTGGAAACCTACGGAATCCATGCCAGTGAAACAGGATGGATTGGCACTGAGTTTGATGCTGTGATTGATAACAACAGTGACGGCTTAGATAATCTTTATGCCCAGATTAAACATCTGGTTCAAGATCTCCAACAGTCCAAGGCAGATCAGTCTTAGCAATTTCTACCACACAATTTTGACACACAGTTTTTAAATTTCTAAGCCCGGTGTTGTGTAAATTACCATCCACATGATACACCAACAGCTGAGCTGCAAACTTGGCTCTAAACCCACATCGGTCACATGTGGGTTTTTTCTTATATCCAGCCAACTCCCATTGTGGTTTTGCCGGTCTGATTCTACGGCCCTTTCTGATGCAATAATCACACTGACTACGATAATATACTTGGTCATCGCGATAACAATTTATCGCACATGACCGTTGTTTACAGGTTGGGCATATGGGTCTCATAGTGATATTTACCAAATTTTCAGAACAAAACCTTACCGTAAGGGCAGTGATACGCCATAGTTTTTGAGATAACCGATAAATATCTTTAATTAATAAAAAGGAATTAGTTATGGCCTTACTATCCCCAGGTGTACAAGTCAGTGTAATTGACCAAAGTAATTACACACCCGCTGCCGCTAGCTCAGTACCATTTATTTTATTGGTAACTGCTGAGAACAAAATCTCTGGCGCAGGTACTGGAATTGCTCCAGGAACATTGGCAGTTAATGCTAACAAATTGTATTTGATGACCAGTCAGCGAGACCTGCTGAGTACATTTGGTGTTCCATTCTTTTACAATACCACATCTGGTACTCCAATCAACGGATACGAACTCAATGAATACGGCTTGTTGGCTGGATATTCCGCCTTGGGTGTAACTAATATTGCCTATGTGATGCGGGCAGACATTGACTTGGCAGCTCTTACTGCCAGTTTAACTCGTCCTGTAGGCGCCCCTGCCAATGGCACTTACTGGTTAGATACTACTAACACCACTTGGGGTATTACGGAATGGAATCAAACTACATCTGCATTCACTAAGAAAACACCTAGTGTCATTACAGACACAACATTTTTAGAAACCGCAAGCACAGTACCCTTGCCTAGCTATGGCAGTATCGGCGACTACGCGGTCACAGCAACCAACGTGTACAATCCAACCTACTACAAGCGTGGTGGACCCACTACAGCTCAAGCACCAAACTGGTTACAAGACAGTGCCACTGCTGGTGACCTGTACAACACCTGGGTCTTAATTGGCAGCGACGAATGGAAAACAGCGTGGCCCACCGTGCAAGGCACATTAGCACCTACTACTGTTACTGGATCAGTTGATATCAATAATTATATTGTTGCTTTATCAGGAAGCGTAACAGTTGCAGCTGGTCAAATTAATACTGTTATGAATGCTCATGGCGTATATGCCGCTAGTATTGGTGGAAAATTAGCTTTGTATGCAGACAGTACAGCCAGCAACGACGGCAGCACAGAAGGAACAGGTGTTATTGCTATCAGTAACTCTATTGGTACACCTTTGACAACATTAGGTATCCCTACTGGTGAATATGCTGCTCCTGCTTACTTTGCTGGTCCAAACTATTCCGCCCCAAGATGGCGCACCACAGACACACAGCCAGAACCAACAGGCAGTGTGTTCCAACAAACCAACACTCCTAACCAAGGAATGTTGATCCAGGTCAAACGTTACAACAGCACCTTGGGCACATTTGTGCTGCAAAGTTGCCCAGTATATGCCGACGATGCTGCCGCCCTATATGCTCTAGATCCAACATCAGGTGGACAAACAATTCCAGCCGGCACTACTTATGCACAGATTGACCCGTACAGCAATACCACATCAGGATTGTTGATACTTGAGCGAGTGGCTCCTGGAGCCACAGTGATCACTGGTAGCGACGCTACGCCAGTGTTTGTAAACAACTCTACGTTTACCTTGGCCGCTACTCAGCCAGAAACAGCCACAGTGGCAGCCGCTGTGACAGTTACAATCCTTGGTACTACTAGTGCTGATTTTGTGGCCGCTGTAAGTGCCGCAGGGGTTGAAAATGTCAGCGCCGATGTTAACGAAGCAGGGCAAATTTTCTTTACACATGCCACAGGTGGAGACATATATCTAGTTGACGGCGCTAACACACCATTGGCTGATGCCGGCTTCACAACATCAGTGACAGGTATTCGTCAAACTGACGTGAATGGCAGTGGATTAACACTTAGTAACTGGGTTGGCACTCCAACATTCACCTATACAGCGTCTGCAAGTCAACCAAACATTGACCCAACAAATGGCACATATTGGTATTACAGTGATGCTACAACAGCTGATATCATGATTCAGAACAACGGTGACTGGGTTGGATATCAAAACGTCACAAATGATGTGCGTGGATATGATTTGAGTCTAACCAACGCCGCAGGCCCTATATTCAGTGCCACAGCACCAACCACACAGACTGATGACGCAGAAAGCCCATTGGCCTACGGTGATTTATGGATTGACACAGCAGATTTAGAAAACTATCCAATAATCAGTCGTTGGGAACAAGTAAACGGTGAAGATCAGTGGGTTACAATCAACAACGCTGATCAGACCACAATCAATGGCGTATTATTTGCCGATGCACGCTGGGCACCTAATGGCACGACTAACCCAATTACAGATCCTATTCCACCAATTGCCACAGGATCAACGCCGTTGATCACCAGCGACTACTTGGATCTCGATGCACCAAATCCAGATTTATATCCAGAAGGTATCCTGTTGTTCAACACACGTAGATCAGGATTCAACGTAAAATCATTCCAGGTCAACTATTTCAATTCAACTGACTATCCATCACCAGCGGTGTTGCCTAATCAAACTGACACTTGGTTAACAGCATCAGGTAATCGTGCAGATGGCAGCCCTAACATGGGGCGTCAAGCTCAGCGTACATTAATTGTACAGGCACTGAGGGTAGCTATTGACACAAGTACACAACTGCGTGAAAACCAAGCACAATACAACTTGATTGCTTGCCCACAATACCCAGAGTTGGCACCCAACATGGTGGTACTCAACAACGATCGTGGTGAGACTTCGTTTAGTGTAGTTGATACTCCTCTACGTTTGACACCAGATGAAGTGGTAACCTGGGCTACTAATAACAATGGTCTAGGCCTTGCCACAGGTGATGGTAATTTAGCTGGCGGTGATGCATATGCAGCAGCGTTTTATCCAAGTTGCACCACAACAGATCTAACAGGAAATGTGGTAGTTACAGCACCGAGTCACATGATGTTGCGTACAATTATCCGTAGCGATAGTGTTGCTTATCCATGGTTTGCACCTGCTGGCTTACGCCGTGGCGTAGTAGATAATGCACTACAAATTGGTTATTTACAAGCTCAGACTGGTGAATTCCAGCCGCTAGGTGTAAATCAAGGCCTGCGTGATGTGTTATATTCTAACAATGTAAACCCAATCACATTCATTCCAGGCACAGGCATTACTAACTTTGGTAACCACACCTTACAAGGTACAGCTACAGCGTTGGATCGTATCAACGTGGCACGTTTGGTAGCATTTATTCGTGGACGCTTGGAAATTATTGGTAACCAATATTTGTTCGAGCCAAATGATACAATTACTCGTAGCGCAATTACCAATCAGATCACAGCACTCATGATTGACCTAGTCAACAAGCGTGGTCTGTATGATTACTTGGTTGTGTGTGACCTTACTAACAACACGCCAGCTACAATTGACGCCAACGAACTGTATGTTGACATTGCCATTGAACCAGTGAAAGCTGTGGAGTTTATCTATATTCCAATGCGTATTCAGAACACAGGAACCATTGCTGCCCAAGCATCAGCGTAATTGACCGCCAGACAAATACCCAAATTTTTGTCTGGCTCAAACGCCATAAATAAACGTATATCAGGAGAATAAACAAATGGCAACAGCCTCATTAACAAAACTAACAGTACCGTTAGCCAGCGATCAAAG